GATGTTGAGTACGGCCACACTATCTCCATACTACCCACTTGGGCGTTATATCAAGTTAGCAAGGATGTATCTTCACCGAATGTATAAGTTATATATTTCTGTAAGTTAGTTCTTCTAACAGATTTGATTATCGAGCCAGTTAACCTGACCCAGTTCTCGTATATTGCAACGAAATCCGTAAAATCTTTCGCTCCTTCTGATCTTACCTGAGGTAGAGGATCTATAAGAGCGGGTTTTGACATGGTATCCTGCGCCTCTTTGAATATCTGATATAAGTTTCAGACATTATCGAAGGCTGTCGCATTGCTATCCCAAGACAATCTTGATGGGTTCAATCCGAAGACTGATGATGAAGCGTAAAATTCTTCTTTGAAAGTATTCGCCTCAACCCATTGTTGACCGTCTAAAGCAGCAACTGTCCTCATCCTTTCAACTTCATCTGGATTCATCTCCATACCGTCAGTGAATGATTTAGGAGTAAGTTTCGCGGCTAATGGCCAATTTGCCATTGCCTCAAGTCTTACTGCCATATCAACCTGTTCGTATGGTTTAATGTAACTAGAATTATCTTCCGGACGAGCTTTCCATGCACCTTGAATTGGACTTTCACCAATCAATGATAGCCACTTTCCTCTGGGTACAACCCAGTCGCTACCAGGGAGCTTCATTCCACCCCCGGCTTCCCTTTCTGATTGCGCCATCACAGCTTTTATCTGAATCTCTTCTCAAAGATCCAAGATTTTGTCCCTCAATGAAACAAACACTGGTATCCATTCAATATCGCGTTCCTCTCAGACCGAAGTCCCAGATTTCAGCAATAGTCAGCGTTTAAACTGACCTTTAGGATCGTTGGGCATTGCTTTCTCAGCTCATGCCTGTCCTGGCGCGTTCAGATAGACTGTTAGGACACGTTGACGGGTACCAAGGTTTCACAATCCCTTGGACGAGAGTGATCTCGCTTTATACCCGTAATCGTAAAACCTCATTAGGGCTGATCAGGAAAGATCAAACTTTGATGCAAAGGCTGAAGCCATAGCTGTCGATAAACGAGCAGCAACCGTCTCGGAAGGCGGTATTGGATTCGCCGGCTCTGGAACTCACAACTTTTTTGCAAATTCCATCACAAAGTTTCCTTTTGAGATTATAGACTTGGCCAGTCCGAATTTTACTCCAATTTCTCGAAGTATTTTCATATATTCCAAGGCTATTTCACGTCCAACAGTACCATTGTCATCACCGAGAACTGCATAGTCCTCGAATCATGACCATGTTCTGTTTTCTCTTTGCGCAACGCGGTATGCCGCTCATTGCACCAAAGCATGGTGTGTGATAGCTAGCATGGCCCAAGAGCTTAATGCTCCCATTGGCTGCCCTACTGCGTATCTCAGCTTTTCAGTCTCGAATTCACCTCCTCTTGGGTAAGTAAGGTAATAATCTCGACGAACCAATATATCAGCCCATAGTCTAGACACTTTCTTTAGTGCCCTCGAGCTTAATCCAGTTAAAGTGATGTTTACAATTTCTTGCAAGACCACCTTTTGTAGATGTATAGGCAGACGATCGGTTGCCGCTGATAAATCAATAGAATATACAGAGAGACCCTTCTTTGGATCCTTGAATTTCTCTATCAATTTCTCGACGGGTAAAGTCTGATTGAATGTCCCATCCTGTGGAATTTTCTCTAGAATACTAAAGATCATTCCATGAAGGGGTCCCATCATCCACTGCGTCCATGCATCGACCATAGCAAATACTCGTATTTTACCTGCTGCTTCATACTTTAAACCTAATTTACCTATCTTCCCCGTGGCCTTTGATAGGTTCTTAGCTAGCTTCGGTACTTTCCTAGCTGCCTCGATCAGTTTATCATACAATCCTAGAGCATAGTAAAAGCGACTTAGGAGATCGTTCGTAGGCTCAAACATTGAGTTTGGAGTCTTTCACTTAGAGAACGTTGACTCTTCACAGAAGGTCATTGCTCACCAAGAAAATGCGTCCCAGACCTCCGAGTCCCTTATAGATCGTGCCGCCATAACCAGACTATAAACAGATGTGCTTATAGAGGCTACTTCGATTAAGTCTTTCGACTTTTTCGATCCTCCAATATAAATTTGTGTAGTTGAAGGTGACGACTTCTCTATAGGGAAGTATTTGGAATCCAAGAAAGAAGTACCTAGGACGGACTTCTTTGTGTTAATTCATTTGCGTTTCACCATTTCCGGAACTAGGAAATTCTTAGTAAAAAGATAGAACATATCCAGTGTTTCCTGTTTCATAGAACCAGGATCTGTGATTGTGCTTCACTTAACTAATGAAGGAAATTCCAAAATGCGATAAATGGAGATTAATGATAATCACCACCGAATCGCAGCCGGATCTCTCCTTAACAGTTTTTCCCTTTCCGTGGATGGTATTCATACTGGAAGACCAGAACCTTGTCTTTTGACTCGAACCTTAAGTTCTTGCATGTCATTGATTCGGTACTTGGCAATCCCTTGCATAATTAGAACAGAAGAAGCTTTCAAATAATTGACAGCCCCTTTCATCCCATGATGCCTTATCAGCCTCGCTACAAAGAATGCAAAGAAACAAACTAGACGTACTCTAGACTTTGTGAGTCGGTGGACCAACAGTGATTGATTCCTTAAAAGGAAGTTCACTGCCGATCGTCCCCCATTTCTGAGGAACATGCCATTAATTTCATGAACCATAGATTTGATTCGCATAGTTAGGGTTTGACTGTAGTTCGTGCTTTGAAGCTCTTTTTGAAGCCTCTCCACATTAGATACAAGCCTCCTTTCCACATGAACCGTCCCTATAGAACGAACGACTGAGAATCCATTTCACCTCGCAATCTTTTTAAATAAATTTAAATTGAATATTGTGACTCTACTTCATCTCAGATAATCTCATGACGCTAGACTCTAGAAGGTAACTCCTCAGAGGACGTTCAATGGTGCTACTTATGCTCGCAGCCGCGTTGGGTTAGACTCAGGTCTTATTGACGCCTAAGCCACAGCTCCTAATCTTTTGAATTAGGTAGTCCCACTCAAGTTGGTAGTCTCTTGGTTGAACAGGAAATCTCATCCTATCCCTTAAGTTGATACATTATCAAGTTATCAACATCCAGACGTGTGCCAATCCGGCCCATGTAGCAAGCTTTTATTCCACCCGTGCTCTCGTAATTCATATCCTTTTTCGATCCTAGGGATCATGAGTCACATTGGTTCGATAATGAAACCGAAGTGTTCCGATCCGACGAAGAGGTGTCAGCACCTCGCCAGACCTTTACCTTTCCAGGCGCAGATACTCCTATCAATTCCACTCTTACCAATGATCACATTCGGAAGACCAGCCCGCAATCCGTGAGTAGGAAATCTCATCCTACCTCTAACCTTACATTATCAAGTTAAGGTACCGGAATTACAGCCCAATCCCTCCATGCTACTAACCTCTCTATTCCGACGAAATTATCCGCCGGAGGAGCAGGCACCCTAAACAAGGTGCTGTAGCAGATGGAACCATCTCATTGCAACTCTGTTACCCCGAGTTACCTAAGCTGGACCACCAGACACGTAACCAACTACCTTCCCCGATGTTATTTCCACCGTTTTCAGTAGGATTCTGTGCCGCCTATTGACGCTCGCTAGACATGTCTCTGTTTTCAGAAACACGCCAGGGACCCCCCTAGTATTCAGTCGCTAAGTACAATATGTACAATTCATC